TTGTTCATGGTCAGTCTTTCTTTGCTATAATTAAATCGGATAGGTCTGGTTCTTTGTAGTCGGGTCCCTTTAGAACCTTACCATCTTCTCTAAATATAGGCTTACCATCACGCCCTAACTTACTCATATTACTTTTGTGTACTCTAGTAAAAGCTTCACCTACTACCTCTGAGGTATACAAGTTAAAGTACATAGTGATACTTTCTCTAGCTTTATCTATTACTTCATTTATCTTAGCTAACTCTTCTTCAGATATAAGATCACCTGCAAACTTAGGCGTAGTTAACATCATACCATTGTATACATACATAACGTCACACAGTTCTTTTAAGTGTGCTGCTGTTCCGTAGTCTTCTGCACGTAGCTCAACTAACTCTTCTTGTATTAAGCTCATCCATAGACGTAGATCTAAAGATCCTTTAAATGTATGGATAAACTCTTTTAGCATCCCTTCTTCAGGGGTTATTCTTATCTCAAACTCACTCATCGTTACCTTCTTTCGGATAGTATACATCGACGTGGCAATTACATTTAGGACAGCTTAAATTAGTAATCATAGACCACGTTTCATCTTCATGCCCAATGTCGTGATCACCACCCCATATTAGTTGTGTTCTACAGTGCCAACAGTTCATTATCTTTGCCTCACTAAAACATTAGTTGCTTTTACGTCATCTATATCGTGTATCATATTATGAATCATATCATATATATCTTCTGTGTGCGTGTCTTCTGCTGCACTTAAAAGATTATTAGGTTCATCTACCTCTACAACTAAGGTAACACTAAAGGTCTTCATTTGTGGACCTCTTTATACTTTTCTATTAATCTTTGCAGATACCATTCAGCTTTCTCTAAATCCTCTAAGCCATTCTTGTACTCAAACCGCCACAAGTATTTAAGTATAGCACCTGCATGATACGCATACTTTTGATCCATAGTAGTTATTAATGCTTCAATGGCTTCTATACATTCCATTGTACCATTCTGGTTATAGTGTGCAGGTTTTTTCACAGGGTCATGTTTTATACTAACCTCTGTGTAGTAACCGTCTTCATCGAACTTAGCTCCGTTCCATTCTGTCTCGCCCCATTTAGCCATTTTTATGCTGACCCTTTTGTAGGTGTAAATAAATTAATCACGTTGTTGCCTCTTTCTATTTTTTCACTTGCTATTAAATCATCATGTACAAAATCACGAAAATCATCATCTTCATTTAACAAATGTGTGCAGTGCTGTAGTAAACGTATGAGTGTTAAAAAGTAGTGCTTTGTATCTGTATCATCTTTATTGTTAGGGCTTATTACTGCATTCATTTCAAAATTATCATCCCAGTCTTCAAAAGAATCATGTTCAGATGCAATAAAAGCTAACAAATAAGTATGATCACTTTTTACGTCATCTGTCATATCTGTTTCTTTCTTTTTTGTTTTAACTGTATTAACCTTTTAGTAGTACACCTACCTGGTTCGTTTAACCACGCTTCAGGTATTATTTTATTAGACCAAAGAAATTTATTTTTATTACACCAATCTGAGTATGTAGATTTAGAACCCTTATACAACTTAGCTTTTGCATTACTAAACACAAAGCGTATATCTAATTCAGGGTGTTGCCGCCTAACACATTTATGTTTGTGCCTATCGTCAGTATCAAACAAACCTTTAGCTTCAACTATGATACCGTTATCTAACAAGAAGTCAGGCGTATAAGTTCGATAGCGCAGGTCTTCCCACTCTATCTTTAACTCTTCATACCTGACTTCTTTTTGTACTTTAGATAAGCTATCTACTAACTTGTCTTCTAAACCGCTACGATAGGTACTCCAATTAGAATTATACCTACGCTTCACTTGGTTCTTCAGCACTATCAGAAGTTAAAGAGTGTGCTAATTGTTGACTTAATACTTTAGCGTAGGTGTCATAGCTATCAAACTTTAATTTAACTAATCCTATTTCACTTTGTATATTCAATATAGTGTTAAATAATCTTTTTTGATCTACATCCATGTCTTCTTCTGTGTAAGACTTATCTGCTACTGTAAATGTATTACTCATGTAACTGCTTCCTCATTGTCATTTATTAATACGTAATCAACCATAGGTTTTACTTTAGCTGTTGATACTCTTGATGGTATTCTTTGTAGTTCCTTCCAACACGTAGTCTTAAAGTCACACCAACCACACGCTTTGCCTAACTTTAAATTACCTGATGCTTTTCTTCTAAAGTATTCAGGTACAGGTTTAAAGCACTTTTCAAAAGGTTTATCTTCATTTATGTAAGATACTTTATCTTTAATGCTCTCCATTATTTCTTCTTGGTTTACTGTGCTACCTGAGATATATTTAAATGCGCCATCCTTTTTATTTACAACCCACCAGCCACCCATATCTTTGCCTGAAGCTACTGCGTAACCTACAAGTTGATGTATGTAGCCAAAGGTATCATCGTGTTGTAATTTATCGAATGATTCAAAGCGAGCAGTATATGAATAGTCAGAGGCAGACTTAACATCGTCTACACTTCCGTCTAATATCATATCGTACTCACCTCTTATTTTACCTAACTCACCTAAGTCTAACTCTACATTATCGTTATCACCAAAGGTCACACCTGCTGACCTAAGTAAACCCTTAAACACAGCCTCTATAATATCACCTGTAATCATATTGATTAAAAAGCTAGGAGGGTAAGGTGCTTTAACTGTAGGGTTATTCTTTTGAAACCACAACTGGCACTTAGGTTTACCTATGTTAGACATTCTTAATCTAAACTTATCACGAGGTCCACCAGAAAACTGTTTAAACATAGCTTCCTTTACGTCAGAGGCGACCTTATCAGCCACCTCTTCAGTAATAGTTGTTTTACCAGCAAGAGCATTCTGGAGAAATAAAGAGATTTTTAGCTCTGCTGGATGCATTATACAGACTCCTCTACGTTTACCATAGAGTTTATTAACGCAGAATCATCAGCATCAAAAGTATCTGAAGACAAGTTAAACTTATCCCACTCACCTAATACATACTGGTTCTGCTTATTGATCCAATCCATAAAGTCACGAAGCGTTTCATTATCTTTTTCTTGTAGATCGCAAGGTTCATGTAGTGATGCTTCAAATACTGCATAAGGTTTACCACTAGCACCTATACGTTCTACACCTGTAAGCTTTACAGTATGTTGTATAGGTAACATATTCTCACGAGATAAAGAACTATTTACTTCATTGATAGATTTAATAGACTCACCTGCTCTTACTTCGTAAACAAAAGGATACCACGTATCAGTGTGATCCAAAGAAGTATTACCTTCAATATCTACAGGGTTATCTAACTGTAACATACCTAGTATGACTTGTGTTCTTCGTGAAGATCTCATAGCTTGTTGAATGTTATCTGCTAAAGAATGAAAGTCTGGTACATACCCTGCAGGTCTACCGCAGTTAAAGCCACCCTTACTATCTTTTAAATCTGCTTTAAGATCAGTAGCCATAATACTTTTAACGTAATTTCCATCTTCGGCTAACCATTTAGACCATCTTTGGCGTATTGCAAAAGTACGAACTGTTACAGTGTCACTGTACACTATGTTATCTTCACTAATTCTGAACTTAAAAGATGTTCCAGGAACTATCTCCGTCTTAACTTTTTTGCCGTTCACTTCAACTAAACCCATGATAGCATCATTTAAGACACTAAGATTTGCCAAAGAAGACTGCGTTGTTGAAGATGAGCTACCTGTCTGTGGTATGCCCATCATTTCTGCTATTGATGTACCTTCATTAGGTACGAGTGCTATGTCTGACATTTGTATATCCTTTTACTGTCAAAAAATGAACCTAAGTTATACCATCAAACGTCTTTTATGTCAAGCCAATTGGGTCCGATTTTAGCTTCTAAAAGTAGTGGTACGTTCATGGTTACACCATACGCTTCTTCTATAATATCATTAAGATCTTCATTAAGTGTATCTATTATAGACTTAACATATGGTATTTCTTCTGGGTGTACATCAACTACTGTTGAATCATGCACCGTGTTAACTAGACAAGACTGTAACTTACTTAGTCTTTCTTCTAGCTCTACCAATACAAGGGGTACTATATCTCCAGTACTAAACCCTTGCACAGGGTAATTCTTAATCATAGTGAAGTTAGACACCCCACCATTCTTTCTACGCTCTACACCAGGGAAAGCGTACTGCCTACCACTAGGTGTCGTGATCTTCTCAAAGCGTAATGCTTCTTCAGCTAACTCTTGATGCCACTTAGCTATACCTTCATACTTCTGTATAAATTGTATGTAGTACGCTTCTTCTGCCTTACTTCTACCATACCCTGTCGCGCCGAAGAGAGGTGCAAATGTATGGGATTTCGCCTCCAAACGGCTTGTAAGCTGTCCTGAATCGGTGATAACCTTAGCCGTGTGGGAGTGTACATCAAACCCTTGGTTGATCTCTGCGATAGCTAAATGGTCCTGTGAGAGGAATGCAGCTACCCTAAACTCTAATTGAGCAAAGTCTGCCTCTAATATTTGACCACCATCCCATCGAGATATAAACACCTTCTTAACAGGGAATGTATTACCTCTAGGCATATTCTGCATATTAGGATTACGCCCTGAGAATCTACCTGTAGAGGTAATATGTTGTGTAAGGTTTACGTGTAAGAAATTGTCTTGTTTAGTAAATACATCTATGCCTTCAACAAAGGAAGATAAGTAAGACGATACAGCAGATAGACGTTTAAGGTCTGTCAAAAAAGCTATAGCCTCTGTCATGCCGTTGTTTTTAGCTGTAGATATTAATGTCTCTAAGTTTCCCTTAGATGTACTAAAACCATTAGCACTAACCCATTTTTTTCCTGGAGCAGTGAAGCCTAACCCAGCTAATTGGTTTAACTGTTTGAGTTGGTAGCCTCTAGCTGTACAATCCTTACATTTATTAGGTTTGGCATACTTTGTTCCATCTTTCCTTACTTTATAGGTTTTGCCTTCACCCTTACATACAGGACACGTAAACGCTTTAGTCCTTCTTATTATTTTACTGTTAGCTTCTACTGCATCTTTGTACTCAGCAGGAGTTTTTGTGTACTCAAATAAGTCTGCCCATTCTTTCTTGTTGTTTACCTTGCGGCTAAATATAACTTGAGACATTTGCTCTGGAGAGTTTAAATTTATAGGTGTGTCACCCATTAACTCCTTAACTTTATGGTGTAGCCTTTCTTCTATGTCAGCCTTTTCTTCTTCGAACTCCTTACGTACTTGTACAAGTGCTTCTCTATCTACCTTAAACCCTGACATATACATACGAGTAAGTGTCTGGCAAACCTTAAACGTTAGATCTCTTACAGTAACCATACCTTTTGATTCATCTAAAGCGTAGCTCTTAAGTTGGTGTTCATACAAAGCACAGGTAGTATCTAAGTCGCACCCTAAGTAATATGTTAACTCGTTAAGTGGTATCTCATCTGTGTTGTAACCTTTCTTGAAGTAAGCCTTGAGTGTATCGTCTTTCTGAAAAGGTAGATGTTCTCTTATAGCACACTGCTCTAATGAAAGAGGGAACTTCTGTCCTCGTATAAGAATGTATGCCGCTAACATTGTGTCCCATACAGCTCCGTCATATGTAAAACCACTAGCCCAGAGCCACATCAAGTCATACTGAGCGTTGTGCATAATGAGTAATGTAGTCTCGTCTAATGCTTGCTGTACTAACTTATAGTTAGCCCCTGTTTGATCTTTATATTCAGTGTGGTCGAAGGTAAGCATGAAGCGTTCTGTAGGTCTATCTACATTCTTGAACCCTACTTGTACTAAGTGGTTAGTAGGCTCAAAAGGATCTAGGTGTTTCTTACCACCACGTTTAGTTACTGTGTTCTCTACATCTAATACTAATCTCATTCTTTATCCCATTTTCCGCTTTTAGAAAGGTTTTCTTTAGACCAAAGAGGTTGCAGGTTTAAATAATGACTTACTTCAGCAAAATCCTTTGGGTTTTCTAGATCAACACTGCACAGAGGTCTTATGTGATCTATGTGCCAACCATTAACTCCGTGATTACTCCATGTCATTAATTCTCCTGTTTCTTTGTTTGGGTAAAACTGATCTTCAATATGCTTCACAAGTTGTTCTTTTAAACAACCTATAGATTCTGTAACACTACCAACCTTAGTTTGACCTTTTCTTTTTAAGACTTTATTCACACCCGTCCTGAGTAAATGTGCTATTTTTTTCTGTGGATTGTTTCTTAGTGATATATAGAATTTTTCATTTAGTTTATCCTTGTTTTTTGTGCGGTAAGTTTTATCCCAACTCGCTTTCTTGTCTTTATTTCTATTTACATAATCATTTTTCATTCTGTATGCACAAGTAAGACAATAAGATTTTTTATTGTTATATACTCTACCTGAATAATCATTCGGAAAAAAAGATAAGTCTTTTATTTTATAACACATGGAACAACATCTTTTATTTCTAGCATATAGTTTTTTTCTTATGACGTTTTTATTCCAAGCGTTTGGATACCTGCTGTAACTATAACAACTTTTGCAAACACCTCTTCTATTTCCAGAACGATTAACAACACCAAAACAATCGGCACGTTTTGTCAGTTTACAATCTTTGCAGGTTCTTTTTTTAAGTGTATTCAAAATAAAAAACATCTCCTTTCATTATACTAATCTCATTTAGCTACACCAAGTACTGGCTTCGATTGCCATCCAAGTTACAATGAATAGTACCATGCCATCCACC